CCACATCCCCCACGGATCCCAAAACGCGGTCATGTCCCACGGGATCATCGTGTTATAGGCGGGGATGTTCCATTGGGCGGAGATGTTGTTCTGCGACTTGTACTCCTCCGCCCGATGCCATTTGCCGGAGTCCACGGAGGCTTTCGCGATCCAATACTGTCCCGTGTCGTCGTAGTAGTAGACGAGGCTCGTGCTCGTGGTGGGCGGTCTACCGGACGCCGCGCCGCCCACGGCGAGATTGAAGGGGCGTTGATCGAAGACGCCGGACGCGGCGATCGACGCGGCTCCGCCGGCGACGAGCACGACGGCGAGGGCGACGGTCCCCGCCGGCGTAGCCGGCCACGGCGCGGCCCCGGACGGCGCTTCGGTCCCCTTCACCACGTCGAAGATGAAGTCCTCTTGGGTCGAGGTCCCGTCGAGATCGGTAGAGCGGGGCCGGCAGACGATCTTGTCGACGCGGTCGGTCCCCGACGGCGGGGCGGGGTCGAGGGTGAGCGTCTCGATCGCGTCGGAGGTACAGAGCACGGTGCCCGTGTTGTTCGGGGTGGGGACCGCCACCTGTCCGGCGTCGACGTGGACGTCCATTCCTGTCCCCGCCGGCGTCACCGCGCATCCCGACGTCGCCGGCGTCGGCCACAGGGCCCCGATAAGGCGGCGGTCTTGCGATCCTGCGTAGCTTCCCGCTTGGAGCCATTGGGGGACGTAGCGCGTCACGAGGTCACCTCCTGGCGAGCGCGTCTATGTCGCGCTTCGTCTGTCGGAAGAGGGCGGAGAGTGTCAGGCGGGGACGTCCGACGTCGAGCTCCACGTCCTCCTGTCCGTCGTCTCCGATCACGAAGCGGAGGGCTTGGACGCGGACCGTCGAGCTCACGTCGAGCCGTCCGGAGCGGACGACCAGTCCTAGCGTGTCGCCCATCGCGGGGAAGCCGGGCCGGTAGAAGCCGGGGCGAAGGGTGAGCGAGTAGGAGGGGACGAGGATCCCCGACTCCTCGAGGTCCCCGTCCGCCTTCTCTTGCAGGGTGGCGGCGACGGAGACGTCCGACTCGTTCGCCGCGCCCATCCACAGGCCTACCGGGATCCGTCCCACGTCGTTCGCGTCCGCGTTGGCACGCTCCGCCCACACTTGGGGGGCCCCTTCCGTACCGCCGGCGTTGCCGATCACCCGCCAGTAGTTGGAATAGTCGGTACTGTTCGCGGTGCGGGTGAGGGCGGACACGGACGAGCCGTAGGCGAGCACCACGTCCCGCCTCGAGGTCCCCTGTGATCCGTAGAAGACGCGCAGGTAGTCGGTACCGTCGGAGTCGGCGGCGGGGCGGACGTCGAAGTCGAAGCCGTCGATACACGCGGCCATCTCCGCGACCGCGTCCCCGATCGACTTCTGTCCCTGATAGGTGCGGTCCCGTAGCCGTCCCGACTTCGTGGAGCGGACGGTCCCGTCGGGGTTGACGAGCTCGAGGGCGAGAGGAAGGTGGGATCCGGGGGCGAACGACGTACCGGCGGACGAGTAGGGGTCTTGGGCTCGAGCGAGAAGGTCGCCTACCCAGTCGTCTTGGTCGCGCTGCGTCTGCGTCCAGTCGGTCGCGTTGGTCAGGTAGCGGCGATGGAGGACGGCGAGCCAGTCGTGACACGTGAAGTTGACGGCGTGGGCCCCGTTCTCGGATAGGACGTCCTCCGATTGGGCGACGACGCCGCGGAACATCAGACGGTCCCGCCCGAGCTCGGGGTCCCATCGCCACGCCGCGACTTCGGTCGTGAGCTCCTTCACGTAGGCGGCGCCGGCGGAGCGTCCGTCGATCGTGAAGGTCAGCTTCGCCGGCGTGTTTAGGGCGGTCTCGAGTCGGCGGCTTCGGGCGTCGGCTAGCTCCGTGATCCCGGTATCGCCGGCGTAGGCGAGCGGCCCGAAGTCTCTACGGTGGACCGTCAGTCTCCACCTCGAGCGGTCGGGGGGGACGTCGGTCACGACAGGTAGCCGTCCGTCCATATCGCCTCCGCTTGGGAGACGGCGGAGGTCGAGTCCCCGTAGAGGTTGAAGTAGGTGATCGCGGGTAGCGGCGGGATCGTCGGCCACGTGGACGTCTGCCAGTCGATCTCCGCCATAGCCGATTGGAGGGGGTCGGAGTCGTAGAAGACGGTCTTGCGGTCGGAGTCGACGTCGACCCAATGTCCGGCGTCGAGCCGGTAGCCGGCGACGAAGGACAGGACGTAGGTGGCGAGGCGTGTCGTCGGGTCCATCACCTCGAGCTCGAGACGAGGATCCGTGATCGGTCCGAAGATCCGGAAGAGGGGACGGACGGAGACGTCGCCGGCGGAGGTGATCTCCCCCGTCGTAGCAGCTCCGCCTCCGACGGGGTAGATCCGCGGGAAGGTCAGGTTGTAGGAGCGTCCGGGGGTGGTGGACGATCCGGAGCGGCTCGAGGCAGTCCGGCTCGTCGGGTCCCGCATGATCGGATCCGGGGCGACCCACGCGAGATGGATATCCCTCGTCCGGCTTCCCGTTACCGGCCATCCGTAGTCCGCGGCCCGGACCGTCGTCTTGCGCTCCGGCGCGCCGGCACGGTCCAAGACGTAGTGGAGCTCTGGTCGCGCGCTGGGGACCATGAACGGGGCGAAGAGGGTCGCCACCTCGTCGGGCTTCATCGTCCCGCCGGCGACCGTCGAGATGTTGGCGGACACGGCACGGGATCCCATCAGCGCTGTCCTGTCGTCGGTCCCGTCCGTGTCCGGTCGGTTAGCGACCACGGCCCGGATCTCCGGACTTCCTAGGTTGAGCTCCGTGCACGCGTAGCCGGCGGCGAGATCCTCGAGCTCGAGCGTGCGGGTCCCCATGACGAGCCAGGCGCGGCGGACGCAGACGCTAGACACCGGCGGTCTCCACCTCCCAAGCGAGGCGACGTCCGAAGGTGGCGACGTCGATCTTCTCCGAGAAATGCGCGTTGGTGATCGCCACGAGCGGTCCGTCTCCTCGAGCTCGGGCCGGCGCGGGGGAGATCACCTCGCCGGCGTGGGCGAAGACGAGACCGCTCCTTGTCATCAGTCCGCCTAGGGCGAGGGTGGGCAGTTTGGGTAGTCCGATGGATCCTCCGCCCACCTTCCCGATACCGGGGATGTGCGTGTCAACTTCGGGGATGTTGAAGGTAGGGATCGCGTTCCACATGTGCGCGAACGCGTTATAGACCGACTTCGCGGTGGCGACCGCGCCGGACACGAAGGACAGGACTCCCCCGACTACCGCTTGGATGTGCGAGACGACGGAGTCCACCGCGCCGCGGACAATGTTGAACGCGGTGATGAACGGTTGCGTGATCACCCCGATCACTCGAGAGAAGGCCCCTCCGATCGCGCCGACGATCCCCGCGAAGAATCCGGAGATCGGGGTCCAATAGCGGATCACGAGGGCGACCGCGATCCCGAATGGCCCCGCGAGGACCCCGACCAGTAGGGGCCAATTGCCCCGTATCCAGTTCAAGACCGATGCGGCGATCGCTTGGACGGCGTTGAAGCCGGCGGAGAGGATCCCCCATACCCAGTTCCACGCCGCGACGACCGCGCCTACCGTCGCGTTCCATGCCGCGGTGATCCCGGCGGTCATCGCCGCCCATATCGTCTGGAACCATGTCGTCTTGGTGGCGATCAGCACGATCACCGCGATCAGGGCGACGACGGCGAGGACGATCCATCCGATCGGGGAGGTTAGGAACGCGGTATTGAGGAGCATCATCGCCAGGCGGACGCCGGCGATCGCGAGCTTCACGGACTCCATGACCATTGTGAACATCTTCACGGCGCCGACGATCGCGACGAGCGCGCCGGCGAGGACGGCCACGCCGGAGATCAGGGGCACGAGCCACGCGCTATTCGCGGAGATAAAGTCAAACAGCTTCGTGAACTCGCCTTTTAGGCTCGAGACGGCGGGGAGTAGCGCGGTCCCGATCTTTACCTTCATCTCTTCGTAAGCGACCGCCATCTTCGCTCCGGCTCCGGCGGTCGCTTTGGCGGTCCCCGCCACTTGGGACTCGACCGCCTCGAGAACGATCTTCTGTGCTCCTAGAAGGTCGGTACCTTTCGCTTGACTCTTGGCTAGATCCTCTTGCGCGGTGCTCAACTTCTGCGCCGCGTTGCGGGCTTGAAGACTGTCCGGTCCGTACTTCTTGACGGCTTCGTTATAGGCAACCTGCGAGGTCTCAATCTTTAGGTTTGCGGCGGCGAGCTCTTCGGCGGAGGCTTTCCCCGCGGTCATCGCCGCAATCTGTTCCTTCTGAGACTTCGTGAAGGTCACGCCGGACTTTGCGAGCGCGGTAAGTCCCTTGGTCGGATCCTCGAGGGCTTTCCCTAACTGCACCGCGTTGGACTCGATCGAGCCGAAGCCGGCGGCGGCGAGGTCGGCTCCCGCCTTGGTCGCACGGTCGAAGATCCCCGCTTGCATCCCGACTTCCCCGGAGACGCTATGGAAGGTAGCGAGGATCGACTCCCCCGCCTTGATCACGTTCGGGGACACCCCCACCTGTCGTCCTAGGGAGTCGGCGAGCTCGATCGCGTGCTTCGTCGCCTCTTGGAAGCCGGAACCAGTGTTTGCCATCACCGCGGTTAGCTGCTTGTTGGCGTGGGCGGCTTCGCCGGCGGCGGCGACGGTCGACTTCCCGAAGTCGACCACTCGCTTCACGGCCATACCGGCGGCGACGGCGCCGGCGATACCGGCGAGGGTCTTACCTGTCGTCCCGACCGCGGACGTCGCCTCCTGCGACGCCGCGCCGGTCTTTTTGAGCGCGGCGATGGCGGAGTCCGCCTTGCCTAGGAGCTCGATGATCAGCTTCGCGGCCATCGGACTACCTGCGGTCCTTCATCCGCTCCGCGGTCTCCTCGAGGATCTCCGCGGCGGTTGTCATCGCGGCGGGGTCGCGGAGCCACTCCCTGGCGGAGACTCCGGTCGCGACGGCGAGCTCCACGGCTAGACGTCCGATCCCGCCTCGAGGGTAGGGTCCAAGGGGTCGGGCTCGTCCTCCGCTCGAGGCTCGATCTCGTTCGCTTCCTCGAGGGCGTCCACGAAGGCCCGGAAGGTCTTCGCCTCCGGACGGTCGGGGTAGGAGCGGCGAAGCGCGCACCACCAGACGCGGAGACCTAGCTCGACGGGGGTCTCCGCCGGCGAGTGTCCTAGGCCCCGCTCCGCGTTTAGCTGGTCGTGGGCGGACGTCTGGATCCGGACCGTCTCCCCGTCGAGGACGAGATCCACCTTCACCCGGAAGCTAGGCACCTTGCACCCCGTCGAGGACGTCTTGGGCGGACTTCTCTACCGCCTTCGCCCATTGGCTCTCCGTCTGCTCCGCGGCGCGGACGTAGAAGGGGTTCGCGGCGATGTTGTGGGCGGGGGACCCCCAATGGATCGGGATGGCGTAGACGAGCGGCGACGTCATCTCCGACACGTTCGGTCCGCTCCGCCTCGAGGTGAGCGACGAGGCGAGACGTCCGGTCCGGCGGGGAGCTCGGGAGATCGCCGCGGTGTTGACGATCGTCGCCGCTTCCGCGAATCCGGGGAGGTCCCCCATCTTCTTCGCGGCTCCGTCGAGGGTCGCCTCGAGGCGCGCTTCTCCTTGGACTCGTACTTCGACGGCCACGGTCCTACGGTCCCGCGAACGCGGTGAAGGTGGGCTTCGTCGGCATACTCCACGAGAAGTCCGACGTCAAGCGGGGGCCGGCGTCGCCTCCGTAGGTCTCCGCCGGGATCTCGATCACCACGCTCCCCGTGATCGTCGGGGCGTCGTAGTCGTTGGGGACGTACTCGAAGGCGACCGTCGCCAGGTCGTTGTCCCACACGTACTGGACCCACCCCGTCGCGGAGAATTCTTGGATCAACGTCCCCTCGAGCTTGTGTCCGTCGGACTTGCGGGGGGCGGGGACGGTCTCGCCGCACAGGACCGTCACCGCGGATCCGTCGTCGGAGTAGGCGGACCCTATGCGGACGTTGGTCACCTGACACGAGACGTCGAGCGCGGTCGCGGTGGGCCCTAGCGAGAGGGTCCCGTTCTTTAGCTTGGACTCGAGGACGGCCATCTATTCACCTCCGGGGGTCGAGAAGGTCACTTGGTAGGAGGGCAGGGTCTTGGACTCGAGGACGTACGCTCCGGGCTGCGCGGTGGCGACGTCGTAGACGGAGGCGATGGCGTCCACGAGCTCGTCTAGCTGCCCCCACGTGACACGGTCGCCTCCCGTGATCGCGGGGGCGATGGCGTGGACGGTCCACTCCGCGGTGTAGCCACAATTGACGTCGTAGATCCGCCGGGGCGGGACGACGAGCACCGCGGGGGGGTTGAGCGCGCCGGCGTCCGTGGTGGCGCGGACGCCGGCGGCTTTGAGCTTGTCCACGATCTCGAGAGCGAGGGCGGAGCTGCTCACGCGACGGTCATCTCCGTCCACGGGGAGACGAGGGCGGTTATGTCCGCGTCGTAGGACTGGACACGGGCGGTCCCCATGTCGGAGACCCCGACGATCCCGTCCGGACTGTTGCGGCGCGCTACGAGACGGTTCGTGAGAAGGTTTCCCGCCTCGATCAGCGCGGACGGCACGGGGATAAGCGGCGTCCCCGTGTCGTCCACCTGGAAGGCAACCGGAGCGCGGAGCTCGAGGGCTTCCATCGCGGCGGCGACCGCGAGCGATATCGCGGTGTCGTCCAGCGTGTCCGTAGGGTCGATCCGCGCCCACGCCTTGTAGTCCTCGAGGGTCAGCCAGTCGGTCGCCACGTCCGGTCTACTTCGCGGTCGCGGTGCGGCTCGTCCCGCCTCCGGTCCCGCCTCCGCTCGAGCTCGATCCCGCCTCGAGGGGCAGGAGTGTGCTCGTGATCTTCACGAAGGCGGCGGGGTCGACCGCCGCGGCGGCCCACATCCCGATCACCCCGACGTTGTAGCCGGCGACCCCGACGTCCACTACCGATAGCTGGACGGGAGCTCCGGGGGTCTCGTAGAACTCCGCTTGGTCGCGCGGTCCGACGAGGAAGGCGTTACGGGCGATCAGCGGGTCCACGACGGGGGTGAGACCGCGCACGGTCGAGATCGTCCCTTGCGCGGTGGCGGTCCCTAGGGCGTTGGTCGGTCCAAGGTCGGGGAAGAGGGGACGTCCCGACGAGTCGGTCAGGCTCGCGACAAGTCCGTAGGTCTCGAGTCCCATCCATACCGTGTCGGGGAAGAGCCGCTCCTCGCCGTTGGTCGCGCAGGCGACGGCGGCGTCAGAGATCGCCTTCGCGAAGGTGGCGGCGGTCCCGTCCCACGTGACGGACGCGGTCACGGTACTGACGACGGTCGAGTAGGCCGCGGTGTCGGTCCGCTGCGCGTAGATCGTCACGAGGTCGGAGAAGATCAGGTCGAGCGCGTTCGGGCTCGAACGCTGCACGAGCTCCCATGCGACGTCGACCCCGCCGGCGTAGGACTGCAGGTCGAGCTCGGCGAGGTCGAGCGTGAAGGCTCGAGACGTTACCGGCCCCTTCTCCGTGTGCGGGCCTACGTCGGTGTGCTGCGAGATGTGCGGACGTTGGATCTTCATCCCGACAGGCGGGAGCGGCGGCTTGGTCATGGCGTCGACGGAGGGACGGTTCCCTAGCCACACTCCAAGGACGTCTCCGGTCACCTGCGGGGGGACGAGGCCCGGAGTCTGCGCGGTGGTCACGTCGGCCAGGGCTCGAGTGAAGCGGGCCCCCTCCGCGGAGTCCCCGTGCTTCATCCGGCAGTACGCGAGGACGTACTCTCCGGGGGTCCGGTACGGGAAGGCGGACGATCCGCCCACGGTCTCCGGCGACGGCGGCGGTCCGGTCCGGCGGACGAGCTCGCCGGCGCGAGCGTCGAGCTCCGCCCGTGAGACGAGGAGCTCGAGCCGTCCGGTCTTCGCTTCCGCTTCGGCGCGCAACTCGTCCCATGTCGTCTGCTCAATGTCGGTGAGCGTGTCGCGCTGCTCCGCGACCGCGCCGGCTTCGATCGCGTTCATCCGTCCGTGTAGCTCGTCTATGGACTGGCGGAGCACCTCTACGAGTGTGATAGCCACGGTCCCTCCCAGGGTTCGGCGTGATTGGATCTCACGTCCTCGAGGGGTGGCTCCACGCTCCCTAGTGGTGGCTCCATCGGCTCTGAGCTCCGGCTAGGCGTCCGGCCCCGGACACCGCGGACCTTAGCGCGTCGAGATACCGCCGGCAGGGTCCGCCTTGGTCGGAGTGGTCCCGATCTCCGGACGTTCCCCGCCGGCGGCTTCGTCCCCGAGCTCGGGGTCCGGCTCCTGCTCACCCGCCGGCGGAGACGGGGCGGGAGCGGTCACCTGAGCGAGCGGAGGACGAAGGTCATCTCCGGACCCTCCCCCATCGGTCCACCGCGACCGTTCTTGCCTCGTGGAGCCGGCCCCGCTCCGCGGCGAGCGCGGCGAGCGAGGGGTGACGTCCCCGTGCGGCCCGGACGCCGGCGACTCCGGCGTCTTCGTAGGCGGGGAAGTTGCAGACGGACACCTCGCGGAGCGCGACTTCGGTCCTCGTCACGAGATCGCGGCTCGAGGGCGGCTCGCGCGACGGGCCGGACGTTACCGTCTGATTGACAGGCTCGAATCCGATCGACAGCCCGGACATAGCCTCGTCCGCGACGAGGGCGAGCACCTCGTCCGCTAGCTGGACTCCTTCCGTCAGGTGGAACTCCGCCTCGAGTCCGGCGTCCGTCTCCACGAGAGCGGTCGCGCGTCCGATGCCTAGCGAGCGGTGCTGATGGTGGAAGAGGAGCGGGACGGGACGTCCGCGGTCGGTGATCGTCTTCGCGAAGGCCCCCTTGGCAAAGGTCTCCGTGTACTCGTCCCACCAGTCCACGACGTCGAGCTCCACCCCGAAGGGGACCGCCAGTCCGTAGAGGGTCCGTCCGTCGCCGGCGGGGTCCCCCTCGGCACGGATCCGTAGGCTCGAGGTGAACACGCGCGACAGGGGACGGGACATGGGCTTACCCTCCGGAGGGGACTAGGTGTAGCGACGCGGGGGCGGGGAGGGCCGGCGGCGAGCTCGACGCCGGCGGGGCGGCGGGGAGGGCCGGCGCGGACGGTCCGCCGGCGCGGGGGAAGCCGGCGAGCTCGCGGGCTTCCTCGAGGGTGATGATCCCCGCCCCGTACAGTCCGCCGGCGGCTTGGGCTCGTGTCGCGGTGTCGGCCCGGAGCAGCGCTCCGGTCCAGAATTCCGCGGTGTTGCCGCGGGGGAGGCATTGGGCGGTTAGCTGCTGCTCGAGCGGGGCGAGGAGACGCATGATCGTGGTGGACACGAAGCGTCCGAACTCTGTCTCCGCGTTCGTGTAGGTGTGACGTTGGGTCTCGATCCCCAGTAGGAACGGGGGGACCCCAAGGATCATCGCGACCATCGTCGCGTCCCATTGGCGGGCTTGGACTAGCTGCGCGCGGTCGGCGTCGGTGGCGAGGGGGAGGAAGGTGGTAGAGCTTGGGATCACGACGGGGGCTCGAGTCCCGCTGACGGCTTGCATCCATTTGGACTTGAGCTCGTTCGCTTGGTCTTGGGTCAGGTTGGGACGGGAGTCGGAGATCACGCCGGAGGGGACGGCGGACTCCGTGAAGTACCGTCCGGCGTAGGCGTCGGCGGCGAGCGCGGCTCCGATCGCTCCGGTCAGGGTGGGCAGGACTCCCCGTCCGCGGAGCTCGCCGGAGCGTTTGTCGATCGCGACATGGAAGATCCGCTCCGCGGGGAGAGCGTCGTCCACCCCCTCGAGGGCGTAGACGGGGAGCCACGTGTCGGGATCCCGGGTCACGGACACTTGCGTTATGTCGAGGGGGATCAGGCTTGAGGGCCATCCCGTCGAGTCGAGCGGTCCTAGGAGCGCGCAGTAGTTCCCGTACAGGAGGACGTCGGAGACGTACTCGTCCACGAAGTCGGCGGGCGTGCGGTTCGGTCCGGGGGTGGGATTGGCGATGACGGTCGCCGGCGGGTCGAGGATCTCGTCCCCCCGCTTCTGCCTAAGGGGGAGCTGCATACAGATACCGGAGATGAGTCGCATCCCCGCGGTGAGGGCGGGGACTTGTCGGGCGGACCACTCCGACACGTAGGGGGCCCATCCGAAGGCCCCGATCCCGCCTCCGTAGAAGCCGGCGTCTATTTGCGTCTGCTCCGACCGTCTCCGCCACAGGTCGAGGTACCCCTCGACGTCTCCTTCCACTCCGGGTCCCGGCACCGCGGCTCCGAAGACGGAGGGGACGTCGCCGGCGGTCGCCTTGGGGGTCGCCTTCCCCTGCGCGCCACGCTTCTTCGCGCCCATTGTGAGATCAGGGTAATCCACAGGCGATCGCGTCCTCTACGATCCCGTCTAAGGCGTTGAAAGGGAGGGGGATGGATGATCCCCCATCCTTCCCACCTGGACTTTCGCGGCGGCGGGGCTCGAGCTCGGGCGAGGCCCGATCACGTCCCCGCGGGGAGGGGCTGGTCCCGCTCGCGAGGGTAAGTAGTGGCGACCGCCTCGAGCTCGAGCGGCTCGAGGCTACGCGTTAGTCGCCGGCGGCGGCGAGCTCCGGGTCCATTGTGAGGACCCGGTCGATCTCGACGCGCTGCGCGGCGGCGGGGGTGTAGCGGGTCGGGGGGCGACGGGGGGAGCAGCCGGCGACGAGGACGGCGAGGGCGAGGGCGGCTAGAAGGCGGTCCACGTCGCCGGCTCCGC